TCCGTCACTAACTCGTACTCTGATCCAAGCGACATCTCCTGGAATGATCTGTCGTTCGACTCTATCCGGCGCTTCGACTTCCGGCATCTCTTCGAGCCAGCGCTCAGACGCATTCTGCAGCGCCCCGTAAATCTCCAGTGCCTTGCGGCCAGCTTCATCGATGGCACTACTATCCGAGAATGGTTTGTCGCCGAGGTAAATCGTGACTTGGTATTCGCGGATGCGACGAATGATTCCACGTGCTTCTTCGACATATTGCAATCCAGTTGGAGCTATCAAAGCCAGTGGGACCGATTCTTCGTCAACGTTGATCCGTGGATATGTCGTGATGCGAACAACCCATCCATCTTCAGCTATGGCTTCAGCAATTATCGTCGCCACATCGCGCCAACTGTCCACTTCGCTCATCGCTTCAACCTCCGTGTATGAATGCGAATGAACGTCTCAGTTGGCTCGCATGGTGACCAGCATGCGTCAGCTTCTGGTAATATTTCCCAACGATCATTGCCGGCTTCGATGATGTCGCCTGGAGATGGACGAAATCTGCGACCATGAGCGATCAGATCGCAGCTGGCGACGATGAAATCTTTGTACATCGACTCATAGACTGCATCACCAGCGCTCATCGCCATAATACGTGAGCGTGCTGGCATCGCATCCAATGGAATCGCTGCACCAGCACGCCAATATATTACCGGCCAGCTATAAAGCGTGCGACGATATTCATCAACAGCGCTTAAAGCCGCCCTGTAAGCGTTGGTCATTATCATGCTCCAGGAGGATGCAACAGAACCTTGACTGTTGCATCGCCACTTGCAGCCGCTTCTGCGGCATAGCCAGCAAAAACGGAATTGGAAGTTGAGGTTGTGAATTTACCATCTGCCGTCAAACAGTACAGCTTCGCTCCCTGCGTCACCGCCACAGCTTCTTTTGGCACCTCGAAGATGCCACTAATCGCCACTGCACCAGTACCACCGGCCGGAATATCTTCCAGCGCCACGCCGACCAACGAACCGATAACAACGACATCACCTCTGGCTACAGCAGGTGTGGTCGTATATCGAAGCACCTTGCCTTCTGACACAAACTTAGCAGCCATATTGTTTCTCCTGTTCTAATGTGTTTACACTCATGCCGTGCACTTCACACCAGCACGATATTCGGCCAGTGCGCAGCCGAAGTCGTGGTAGCCACGGAATTGGATGCCCAACACGTTGAAATCGGCTTCCGCTGATTCAACTGTCGGCATCTCCTTACCGTCTAGGAAACCAACCACTGCCACCGGCAATTCACGCGGATCAGCCAACAGATACCAGGTAGTGTCGGAACCAGCCGTACCGCCGATCACTGATCCGATGTAAGCAGACACAACCGGCGTGAACATGCCACGGTAAATGTTGGTCGTGCCATACCGTGCGTTGGTTGTGGTGTCACGAATCTCGGTTGAGTTCGCGATCTGAAGTGCCGTCGGTTCTAGTGCCGGGGGCACCAGCAGAATCTTAGGCTGCACGCCAACCGGCGAACCATCCGCATTCTTCATCTCGCGAAATGCCTTGATCGCCGTACCGAGATTAGCCAGACTCAGCGAGCATGACGTTGCTTCATTGCCATGGCCAGACGTGAAGAAGTCGGTGTTGGCGAGGAATGTCTGCCAGAAGATGGAGTTCAGCGCTTTGGCAGCACCGATTCCAAGCCGTCGCTGAATGTCTTGCAGCGCGCCAAGATCATCATTGATCATGTCTTGTCGCGTCAACGTGAACATCCGAGCATACGTCTTCGCTTGTACACTGTACGACTCTTCGCCAAGCGAGCCATGCGTAATCTCACCGGCAGCGCTGACCGGCTTATAAATCGCATCATCCGTCAGACGATAGATCGTCAGCGTCTTGAAATCTTTCAGTGGACGAATCTCTGAAATCTGTCGCCAAGCTTGCTCGACTGCTTCGAAGCCAGCAGCAAGAAACTTGTTTGCGACATTGGAAAGAATGCCACCGATGTCAGCATAGCTGAAGCTCGCGCGAATCGGAGGAAACGCATGCTGCAGCACTTGACGCACGTTGGCTGATGTGATGCGATGCACACCATCCAGTCCGTTCTCGCGTGCTGCTTGGATCAGCAATTGGCCAAGGGTGAGGTCAAGCTTCTGGGCTTGCTCCATCACTTCCGGCTTATACCAGCGCTCCAAACGCAGACCAGCTTGACGAGCCAGCGCACACTCAATGACCTGCGTATCGATGGCTTTAGCGCCGGTTGTAGCTTTGGGTGCCAGCGGACGCGATTCACGCACCAGCGTGAGTTCCACACCAGCAGTGTGCGCTTTCAATTCAGCGCGAATGCGACCAGTATCCCACTTCTCAGCCAGTGCGTGAGTCTTGATCTCGCGCAGTCCATTAAGTGCTTCCACCCGGACTTTGCTCTTCACATCGTCCGGAGCATCTGCACCAGCGATCGCAGCTTCCATCGCTGCTTGGCCTTCGGCAAGTGCAACATCGACCTCAAGGGGATCGACCACTTGGGTTTTTTGGGGTTCTGTCATGATTTTGGTCTCCTTCTTTGCAATGACTGTGGCCCTTGTGTTGGGGTCCGCCGGCTCACCAACTAATGCCACATGGGTTAAGGTTGCACGTTTCACAAGCAACATTGGTCCAGAAAAGTCGCGTCCGTTAACAGACAACGACTCGTCGTTACCGATCTCAGCGTATTCATCTACGGATGCACCGATGGATACCGCCCAAGGGAATCCATCTCTGTGCGACCGTACGACAAGCTCCACCAGGTCGCGATCTCCACTCAGTTTGCCCTCGCAAATCAACGCTCCATTCTTAGCCACGATTCTGGCATGGCCGACAATCTTATCGGGATTGTGATTCAGGTAGATCGGGATGCCCTCGTCACGCCACATTTTGACGCCGCTGACATCCAGTACGATTGGATCATTCGACCAACGCTGCGTAATCTGGCCGCCAGAATAAGCTTCCATGATGATCCTGGGGGCACTTCGACGACGCGCTTGCACATCTGGCTTGCTTGCTTCCAGGATTAGTAAAGCGTCCTGCGGTCCCGATGCTTCCATACCAAGTGCGGCACGATGAGCATTCAAGTGGGCTTTAATAGCAGAACCAGCTTCTTCGCCAGCACGAGCACCCTGTGCTGCAGCCCAAGCTGCATTCAACCCGCCACGATGCAAGTAAAGGGTGCCATTGGTCCAGATTCCGTTGTCGTCTTTTTCTGTACCACCACTTACCCAGTGGTGCGGGAACCCCCAGGTCGATTTCTTTTCTGGATCACCCATGTCCGCAAACGCAATTCGCGGCAGTGCCGTCTTATCGACGTCACTCCACGCAGGTTCACGATCGGCGACTCTACTATTGTGTGAAAATGCCATGTTTCACTCTCTCTTCGGAGGTGGAAAGATTGCTTCCATGTGCACGCGCTTCAAGACTTCAGGTTCGATACCCCACGCTGCAGCTTGCAGTGCCACCTGGTCGTCATAATCCAGCCCGCGACGCGCGTACTCGGACACCAATGTAGTCGCGCCAGTTTTCAACCCAGTCGCCACGGCATTGGCTTCAGATTCCGGATCAGTGTAGGGTTGTCCGGGCCACAGCCAATCATGCCGCGGAGGTGGGAACGATTGGATGTCGTAGCCCCGCTGGCTGCGAAGCATCAGTGTGTATTCCATGAACCATTCCGTGAAAACTCGCTCCAGCACCGTCTGTTCAATGCGTGTTTGGGCGACCTCGATGTCGGCAAAGTAGGGTTGATGGTCCAACCTACCACTAGCAAAGTTGTAGTCGGAACTGTCGCCAGTCGCCAAGTTCCGCGGTAGCATCAAAGCCCTTCCGGCTTCCGCGATCCGATCAGCCACGAAGTCACGCCCCGTAGCATCTGGATGCTGTGCAGCTATCTGCTGCACCTCCCAGCCAGCCGGTAACTGGAACATGCTCCCGTACGGAATATCCACGGCACCAGGTGATACATCTTCAGCTTCACCTTCCGGCGGCAGGTCAGTCTTCACAGCCAGCGTAATCGACGCACTGGTAACTCGCGCACGAATGCACGCGGCAATGTACTGCCGCACACCCGGCAGCACAGTTAGCGCGGGCGTCAACTCACTGACCCCCCGATGCTGACCAGGACGCGTAGGACGGAACAGGTGGATCACGTAGCGTGCGGGCCAGGTACGGTACCTTCGGGGAATACCAATCGCCGTGGAACCCGGATGCTCGTCAAGTATGTCATACGCTACCGGCGTGCCATCAGCGTCGATGTGCACGCCATCGATGTAGCGCGAATCCGGCATGCGAAAGTCCGGTGCCGTTACCCGGTCACATTCCACAGGAACGACGGCAAGTTCGACTGCCGACAAGTCGATGTTGGGCCGCGGTCGTCGGCGTGTAAGAACCGCGAATGCTTCGCCATCGATCATCCGTGCCCGGACTAGCGTGCGCAGAATTTCTACCAGGTTGATGTCATCGCACCAGCGTCGCCATTCGGTTTCCACCATACCGTTGAAGTTGCGATTGTCCGTGGATACAGCTAACGCTGGCCCGGTGCGCATCTCATGGACTGTGCGCGTCTCGACCTGTGCACGGAGATAGCAGCTATTGGCGAACTCATACCGTGCACGTTCGCGAATCTTCTTGCGAATGGCCAGCGTGTTGGCCGAGTCAGCATCCAGCGCATCTGCACCGCTCCAATAGCGATAGTTCTGATCGTCAGTCTGTGCGGCATCGTAGCGGCACACAATGCTGTGTGCACCACGGCGACGACTGAACCAGTTTGTGACACGCTTAGCCAGTGCGATCATTCAATTGGCCCATCCCAGGATCACGCACGACGAATAATCGGATGCCAGGTCGCTTTTTCTGCGTCGCTTGCAAGCCACGCAGGTAGCGATCTGCTGCGATCATGTCCTGCAACGGACGTTCGCTAATACCCAACCCGTCCATGTCAACCCGTGCAGGTCGTTGAATTGCTTTTTCTACGATGCTCGGAATATCGATATCAGCCATTGCGTCGCCTCACGAAGTCTGCTAGTGTTTTCTTTGGTCTTTGTTTTATTATGCCACGGTCACCCTCTGAAACTGCGACACCATTTATACTTGCGGCTACCGCGCAGCCCACCAGACAGTCGAACCAGTGATTGTCTCGACCAGGAATAAGCCGCCATTCTTCCACGCGCCGGCCACGCGCTTCGGTAGATACCGGATATTCAGCGGTGATGTGCTCGGCGATCAGCCGATGGTGGTCAGCATTGTCGCCAAATAACACCATGCACCCTGCGCCACCTACGGGAGCTGTTAGTCTGGCAGCGACCCATGACTTCCAGTAGTTGGTGTCATACTGCACGGCCCGCACCTTCTTTGTGGGCGTCGCTGTGATGCGCCAATTATTTCCAACCCGGTCGCCACGTCTGCGATTGTATTCGGCAAGAGGTCTTGACGACGCTCCGACGAATCGTCCGTGGCTGGGCAGAATGATGTGCGAAAACTGCGATTCGCGGCAAAAACGGTACACGATGTCCGTGGCTTGACCCCAGTTGGCGTCTATCAAGCACCGATCCACACGGCGCTCTTCTTCGGTTTCCGTAAGATAGGTTTTTCCCAGAATTTCTTCACACAAGTCACGCAACCCCGCGTACAACGCCGCTTCGATGCTCAATCCTGGGTACCTGCGGGGTAGCCGCTTGCTAGCATTTGCCAGGGTGAAGTGTCCATGCGGTTGTTTCGGCCATGTCCCGTAGTCGATGATGTAGCTGGTAGCATCATCCTGCCACGCAACCACAATCCAATAAAGCAAATCCTGGTGAACGTCGATGAAAGCCGTCAAGTGCTGGCAGTCGTTCGGAATAACGCCGCGCTTCAAGCGGGACAACCTAACCGCAACCTGATCAGCATCCAACCCAGTGGATTCATCGCCGTCCGGTACCAGAGGTTCATTCTGATATTCTGCGTAAAAAGCGGCTTCATCGCGGAAGTAGATATTCATTGCATGCTGAATCGCACTCAGTTCTCCTTCCTCGTATCGTTCTGGCCATGCGATGACCGCTCCTTCATCCATGGCTTCACGATGCTCAGCATAGAATGCAGTCGCTAATGAGATATCACCTTTTTCTTTCAGACTGGATTTTCGTAGCTCGTTGTAGGTCTTCCATAACTCCATATTCTTCGGAAATGAATATAGCAGCTTGAATCTCTCACCTTGCCATTCTGGGTGTTTCTCTTTATCCAGCAAATTATCCGCTAGGTCACCAGGGCACATCACCGTGCATGGCATGAGGCCAGCTATCTTCTTGCCCGGTCCAGCCAGACCAAGAATCGCGCGCGAGATGACCGCTTCGCGATGTGCGCATTGCGATGGACTGCGTGCCGACTCATCGGTTTGTGGATCATCGATCAACACAAGATCCGGACGAGCAGTCGAACCATCTGGCAACTGATGCGTCATACCGCGAATCTGGCCCGTGATGCCTGCGACCATAATCACCGTGCCAGATGATTGGCTTTTCGGTATCGTTGGCAATACAAGCTTGTTGCTTTTCCATTCGATATTCGTCCGTGTGCCTTGGTATAACTGGCCACGACAGCGATGAGCGATACCATCGAGCGCGCGAATCGGAAAACATACCTCCGGAAAATCACTCATCAGCAGGTCGTTCGACTCCAACTGTGTTCGCAAATCATTCAACAATAGCTCAGCGTGCTCTTCCGTGGGACCAATCAAGACAATGAATCTGCGATAACCGTACAGTGCAGCCCAAAGACAAGCCGCCTTGCACAAGCTCGTCTTACCAGAACCCCGCGGCATAGCCACGCCAAACAAGCCACCCTTGCGTACAGCCGTCTCGATCTTGTTGATTACACGCAGGTGATCAACAGACCAGCGAATGCAAAAGATGGACGGAAAGTAGGTCTCGCAAAAGTCCTTCAAGCTTTCGGCACAACGTTTGCGCCGACGCTTATGGGCAACAGGTGGCAACGGCCCTATGTCACGCGCAGACTGCGATATCGCACGAAGACGCGTGTTAGCACGTTCCTTGTTCTTCCCGTAGCTGTCAACGTCATCGCTGGCCTTTGGCGTCCATAGCCTTTCGTGCATCCATGCCGCGTAGCGAAATAGATCGACATACTTGTCGTCGCCAATGCGAAATCCTGCGAGCAGCCGATCACGGTAAAGCTGGCGATCCTCGATGACTGTGCCATAGTCCGTCGTGTTCAAAAGCCGTACTAGCTCAGTCGCACGGAGCTTGTTCAACGCGACGACCACTACGCACCTCCTTAACTAGCCACGCCGTAAACCGCACAATGTCAATCGTTCCATCGGCGTTTACCGGCGCGCCATCGGCAATGTCCTTCCGGATCATGTCTACCGTCACCGGCTGAAACCCGCAGTCAGTAAGAACCTTGGATAAGTCTGCAATAGTTAGTGCCCTCGGATTTAGTTCGCTGCTAGCCGACTTCTTTGCCATGGCCAGACCTGCCGATACAGAAAAAAAACGAAAACCCTTTCCCCGAC